TTGACCTGGGTTTAATATAAATCCCATAATCATTATCTCCTTTTACGTTTCTTAGGTTCTACCTCAGGTGGGTAGTCTATTGCTTCGTAACTGTATCTTGCTTCACCAAATAACATGAAATCTATAATCTCCATATATTGTAGAGAGGAATTATAGTACTTTCTTGTAGTGAACTGTGTACCATCTGACATCATAACATGAAGTTGACTTCTAGGATCATCAGCTGGACCAAAGATTTTGAAGTAGTTTGATAGATAGTAACTATTATCATCCCACTCATCAATAAAGATATCGAATAAGAACTTCATGATATTCTTATTATTAACTGGATCAAATACAATAGAATCACCATAAGCACTTTCATAGTAGTCTACTGGCATTCTAAAGAATTTACCTTTATAGTCTAGAGCTCTAAGATCTCCTTCTTCATCTGGAATACAGATATTACGAGTATAGAAGTCTTTTTCTAGACCAAGTTTACTTATTAGAGCGTTTGTGGCACCAATTACATTAGGGTCCCACATACACATTAATGCATTTTCCATTTCAAATATTCCTCGTACCCCAAAACATTATAGTATATAAGAATTGAGGTGTAATAAACATGGACGATAAGTATAATTCTGATTCCGGCTTAGGATTTACCGAAGTCGGCATTCTTACTTCAGTATGTAATAAATATGAGCCAGGATATCAAACGTTTTATGTGCAAGCACTTAATCCGATGAATATGAAGTCTCCTATTAAAACTACAACTAAAGTTCAGAATCCAAATATCATTAATAAAGAAAAGTTTTCCACAGGCAAAGTTCAAACAGGGTCTAATATCCTAGTTGAAATGCCTAAGGAAGTTGCTAGAAACTTTCCTACTAAATTCATACCTCCTGGGACTAGATTTACTATAGCTTTCCTTGGCGGTGATATAAATAAACCAGTTGTTACAGGAAGGGATTACGATGGCTACGAAGACGACGCTAAATAGTATTAAAGCATTCATCAATACTAAGCCAATCATAAGCACTGATTACTCAAATATGTCGTTCATTGAAGAACGTGAGCGTATTCAGTTTGCTGTTGGTAATATAGTCACTGATGACTATTTCCCTGAATTAAAAGCTAAATGTGTTAAAGTATATCTTGACGATAAAGAGATTCAAAAGTATAAATATAGACCAAAGATGTTAGCATATGATGTATATGATAACGCTGAGTTATATTATATCATTCTTAGAATCAATGATCTTTACAGTGTCAAAGACTTTAACTTAAGTAAGAAATATGTATATTTATTATCTAAGAAAGATCTTAAAGCCTTCTTGGCAGATCTATATACATTTGATAATGATCATATCCTTACATTTAATTCACATCATAAATTGAAGAATAACTAATCAATAGGTCTAGGCTCATTGTAGTCTAGACCGCTATTTATTCCAGGTCCAACTTATTGCATCATCTATCAAAGCTGGTGTATACCCAGAAAGGTCTTCTTCATCATTATATAGAAGGGCATCCCTATAAACTATTCTAGGAGTACCATCTTCTAAATCATCCATATTGAAATCTCTAACTACATTTGCGGCTCCACGGAATGATTCTGGTGGAGTTACTCCGAATTGTGTATAAGTATAGAGTTTCTCAGCATCATTAAATTCATTAAACATTCTTAAACCAGTCTTAAGTACGATCTTGGTATCATCGAAGTTGGCTCCTCGATTATATGGATCTGCTTCATAACACTCTTCAAGTTCTTTAATGAATTCTTTACTAATACCATAAGCATCAGATTTCTTTTTAATACTATCTGATTCTTTAATCTCTACAGGTTTAGATTTCTCATTACCTAATAATGCACTCCAACTACCATTATTATTTTCATTAGTAGCAGTCTTAAGCTCATTCAATGATAACTTAGATAATGGTTCAGCTAAATGAATATCCTGTAAGAGTTCTAAAGGTCTCTCTTTAGAGTAAGGTAAATAGAAGAATTGAGATGATTGTGTTTTAAAACGTTTCTTAGCATTTGCCATACCAAGATACTTTCTACCATCAGCTCCATCTTCTGGTACTAAGATGAATGCAGAGTCAGCATTTTCTGTAATCAAAGTAGATTCACCAATGTTTGCACGACCTACTTTACGTACTAAATCTGCTTCACTAGATTTACGACCTTCGTCAATTATCTTAGCCGCATCACGGTTTAACTGAGATGCAGTGATAACTGGAATATGTTTAGCAACAGCAAATTCTTTAAATTCATCTACTACTGCACCAAGAGCTATACGCATATCACCACCCATGAGTTTAAAGTCACGTGGTCTAATACGTTTAATATAGTCTTGTACTAAACAAACGACTTCTTGTCCATTAGCAGACATTTCATCGTAGATTGTATATAAGTAATCTGTATCCACAGAGTTACTTGGTACATATCTGAATTCAATATCAATAGGAGAATCATTAGATACACCTAGACCATTTTGTCTAAGTAGTTGCATGATTTCCTTATGACCACCAAATTCACTAATATCATCATCAGATACTAAGATACTGAATACACGTTCCAACGTTTCGTTCAAAGTATTTTCCATCGTTAAGAATAATATAGTTGGACGTTTAGTTGGATCTTTCGTAACAATATCTTTATTATTACCTTTGATTTGAAGTGTTAGATTCAATAGTGTACTAGATTTACCTTCACCTGGTAAGCCTAGATAAATATAACACCGATCATTTTCAAAACCACCATTCAAGGATCTATTGATTGCTTGAATGCCAGTCTTAAGTTTTGTAGAACCGTCAATAGCACGATTATACATATGAGCTACTGTAGCTTCAAACTGTTCATCATTAGATAGAGATAATGATTCAGAGACACTACTTACGCATACGTTTTCTTTAATCTTACGATTAACATCTACGATTTGCTTTTGTACATCTTTTAGGATTTTGAACTTTTCCGTTTCATTAGCTATAGCAAAATCACTATACTGAGTGTACATTGTAGACATTATAGATTGAGTATAGAATGAGTTTCTATTATTCCCAATATTTTGCTCTATAAATGCCAATTCATTAGAACCTAAAGGTTCTTCTAGTTTACGTAATGGGAAGATATTCTTTACATCTAACCCATTCAATGCTGCTTCCATAAGGATATCTCTATTCTCATATCCTTTAAGTCTAGCATCTAATAATTGTTTTAAGAAGAAGTAAGAATTTCTTTCACGAACTTGCTCTACACTAAAATTCTTACCAGGGTCTATCATTGTTAATAGTTCCCTTAGATCTGTCAATACACCTCTGTTGGATGTATGTATGGTCTTTAAGATATAATTTGCATATAAGATTATAGTTGATAGTGGTAATGAGAATCCACTACCTATATCTTTCTTAGCCATCTTCAATCCTCACTTTACATAATAATCACTCCTTTAATAATTCAATCAATTCTTCTGGAGTGATGTAAGTATAACCCTTACTGTCATTTATATATCTACTTAGAATATCAAATTCTGTAAGGCTCTTGTCAGTAATATAATCAAACTCTTTACATTGCTCAAGCACCTCTTGAGACTGTCGTCTGATTATATCATTCTTATAATCACATTTTATAGATATTGTTGGGTTGTTTCTATAAAATGATTTCAAGATATTAATGTTTTCATGCTCTAAAGTAAACTCCATACGGATATTATTTACCCCTTGAGCTTGACGTTGTTTAATGAATTCAATAATCTTTTGTGGATCGTCTTTAATCATCTCATCAAAGTTTATTGTATCATATCTATAAGACTGTATCTCTTCAAAGTGAACGTAATACTGTCTCGTAGTTATATTATGTAATAGAATTAAATATCCCTTAGGTTGCTCTTCTCCATAGCACCATCTATATGGTGAACCACAGTAATAGAAGTCTTTTTCATAACAACCTTGGACGTGGACATGACCTGCGATGACTGGTCCCATAGAATACTTGAAATTATCCATTCCAAATACAGGACTCGGTGCATCTAAGTCAATTTTATCTTTTCCATATATAGCACCTCTAATTGTACCATGCATGCATACTGCATCATAGTAGTTATTATAGAGGATATTCTCGTAAAACTCCCTTCCCATTCCCGGCACTTCAGGTATACATAGGATACGTTTTTGTTTTACATATTCAAATTTTATAGTTTCAATTACACGTACATCTACTGATGGATCATTCATATATCTATAAAATAGTTTAGTTTGATTAGCATCATGAGATGGTGTACCATGTAATATAAATAAAGTACATTGTTTAGTTCTACATACTTGAACTAATTCATCTACAAACTTCAATGCATACATAACTGCATCGGAGTTACTCATAAACTTATGGTGGAATAAATCACCATTAATTGATATCAAGTCTAAGTCTAACAACTTGATTCTATCTATAAATTGATTCTTAAGAATCTCATATTGCTTTGCTGGATCAAATACCCCGAAATGGATATCTGATATATGTGCTTCCATTAGAATATTGTCTTTCATAATTACCTCGATGAAAGAAAAGAACCTGTAAGGATCCTTGAAGGACCTTACTTTTATTTATTAAACTGTTAGACGGTTAATAAAAAAATAAATTTCCCAAGGGACCGAAATCCCTTGGGAGTATGATTTATTTATGCATTATCATACAGAAGCATTTAAAGAAGTTATTGTCATTAATTTCACTTGGATCTTTGCTATCTGTACTAGCATATCGATATCTAATAGCTTGATATTTATTAGACTTTTCGATACGTCCAAGATCATTTGTTAATACTACACGAGCCACATCATTATCATTGAATGTAATTCGTTCAGTATTGGATTTATTGATAAGATTATCTAGAGATTCTAATGAATCAGTATTCATGAATCTTCTATACATAGGTTTTAGTTCATTGATTTTAATACAACGAACCACATGACCTGTATCAACAATAATATCATTATCATCTGCTTTATCTGAAAGTATATATCCATTGCATGCTACCTTTTCAAATAACTCAGATACAATTAAGTCTGGATCAGATACACCCTTTACTGTACTGATAGTAATATCTGTAACTTCACCACTATCATAGTTATATACATAAGATACTGTACCAAATCTTACTGGTATAATCATCTTATATTCTGGTTTAAGAAGATCGAAACCTAGTACTCTATTATCAAATACTTCTTCTCGTTCTTCATGATAACAACGATATTGATCATCAAAGACATCTACATGATCTTTGATTAAATTAATTGCCATACGTAATTGTTTGAAACTTATATTGTAGCTTTTACCTGCCATCGGTTATATCTCCTTACAATACTTCATTAGATTAATAAATGAGCTCATGAGTTTATTGATAAGATTAATGAATAGATACTCATCGATCTTATTAGTAATTTCTAACTCACGATCTCTAAATTTGTTGCTAGAAACTATCTCATTAGTGATAGTATTCTTAATAGAAATTGTAATGATTGGTTTATCTTGATTTAAACCAATAGTACAATGACTGGTTTCATTAAGACTAAATTCAATATAAATGAATCCAGACTTTGAATATGTTATAGGAAGACCATCTTTCATATCCTTAGTATTATGGAAGAAGAATGATATCTCCGCTATTTTAATGAATGCTGCCATCTCTCGCATCATATCATAAGATGGAGAAGTATGCATCAATTCTTTATAATACTTTCCTAGCTTATAATTATATATCCATCTAGGAAGGAACCAGCTAGGTGCTGGTTCCGTTACTTTATCAAAGAAAATATTATCCATTGTATCCTCCATCAAATATCATAGCCTCTTTGGCTAAGGTATTCTTTGAAATCAAAATCTTCATTAGATTGATTCATAGCTGTAATAGCTAGGATATCCATGAGATCTAGATATATTTCTTTTGCTTGCTCTTCTGTCATGAGTTCCTCCTAACTGAGCTTATTAATATTAATAGCTTCATGTCTATATACATCCATTGAATGAACGTATAAAACAACTAAGCTAATTGCTTCTCTAAACATAGCTACTTGAGTTTCATGAGGTAATGGAAGGAATCTATCTTCATCAAGACCCATTCCAACTAACCCTCTAAACTTCATTTCAGTATCTGTAGCTATACGTGCAAGAAATAGTTTATTATTCTTACGATAAGTAAGTACATACTCTACCTCTGCATAATCTATATCTATCTTAACTTCACTTTCAACAACATCAACTAATCCTATACAAGTTAGAGAGCTACCGTCAGATACATCAATATGATTCATACTAGTACCTGCTTCAATATCTTTCTCTGCATCAAGATAAGATCCAAATGCTGTTAAAATGCTTGGAGTTGTAGAATCTAATAATTCTTCTCTATCACTATCATCGAATGTATTAATGGTTGTATACTCATCATTAAAGATTCGTTCAGTGTATAGATCAAAATCATTAAGTAGTTTATCTGCATGATCTATCAACCTATCAACAGTATCTAATATAGACATACTTTTATCTATATCATCTTTACGTAATAATAGACTACATTCTTCTGTCTTATCAGAAACAACTACTTTTAAGAATATATCCTCAATTCTATCATGGTAAGTAACTACATTAATACTTTGATATACTCCTTTATGGATAGTATATTCTCCGTAGTAAATGCAGTTGAATATTTCTAACATGATTTGAGAATTATTATATAAACCATTAACTCTTGAATTGATATCAACTATCTTTCTAATAAGAGGACCAATTGATTGCAATTCAGGTTTATGTAATATCTTTATTATATCTACTAGCTTTGTCTGTTTCTTTTCCATTAGTTTGACTCCTTAGGGATTTTCTTAACAATTCCGATTAAGTCAAACTCATCACTAATAGCTACAGTATTACTCAAGCTATATGCTGAGTTTACTACAATGATATTCTTTAGAGTATCATATGTAATATAAGTACTATATTTTGCATTGATCTTGATAACTGTTTCATTAGTATCTACCCATGCATTATCAGTACTAATTGCTTTAGGATCTCCATTTGATTTAAGATATTTAGCAATAGCTTTTAATCTCTTATATAATAGATCTCCAGAGAATCGTTTCTCTGATTTGATTACAGTAAACTGATCATATGTGGAACGTAGTAATTTAGCTACACTTCCTTCAGTTGCTGGTTTATAATCAATACCTAAATCATCAAGCATCATATTTAAGATTAGATTTAATGCTTGATATGATTCAAAGGTAATAATAGAATTGGATTTGATATTAAAGATTACATCATTAGAATCCAATATCGCTACAATCTCTACTGCACAGTAATTACCAACAAACTTAAATAATATAAGTCCATTATGAGTATTAGCTACATGAGAGAATGTCATTTCTTGTCCATTAGCACCTGCTTTATAATTGCCAATGGTGATTTCATTTCCCGCCACTTTCTTTGCTAATTCCAAAATACCGTTAGCATAGCGAGAATAAAGTTTGTTTGGATTGATCAATTTCATAACTGTTGATCTCCTTTCTAAGAAAAAATAAAATAAGGGAGTGTAAGGTCTTGGCGGACAGATTTACGTTCATATTGATGATATAGTTTATAATGCGGAGTTCTCACGCTTACGTATTCGCATTTGTAAGTTAAGAGAGAGATGAGAACTCTTTAAAAGGTTTTCATGTGTGTTGTGTTTGTTTGTTATATGAGTTTTGTTAGTGTATTTTTTGAGAGGGTCCGCCAAGACCATACACTATAGGAGTGTGTCATCTATCCAGGGATTGATAGATGGATATCGATTCCTCGATATCACCTAAATAATATGTAACCAAAATAATGTTTACCTAGCTCGAGTTCTAGTATCTTCATTCATACGATCAAATAATGTAAAGAATATAGTACCACATATATTATTTTTAACTATATAAAATAATTCAGTACTTTTAAATGTTTTATTATCCATGAAATCCATATTACCAGAATTCAATAAACACATATATAGACTTACCTCTATATCTTCCATATATTTATCTGGAATATCATATAAATTATAATCAGTATTATTAAAGAACCCATGATTGATTAAGATATTCTCAGCGGCTAGTTTAAATAGATCTACACCATTTTCTTCAGCTAAAGCATCATATAAACTATATGAATCCACTTCAATAACTTTCTTAAAGTCATAATGCTCTACATCTTTAAGATATGATTCTTTTTCAAATCGCTCTAAAGATCTAAAGTTGAATTTAGAAAGATCTATCAAATCAGAATTTCTTTTATCGTCAATAAACCAATCTTTATACCATGGAGTCTTTCTTAGATCATTCAATAAAGATACATCATCTAAATTAACTATCTCTTTATATAGATTGAATATATTCATAGAGCTTAATAATAACTCTCTATTCAATCTTTCACCAATAAATATAGTTAGAGCTTTACCACGATCTCTATTATTTAGATCTTTTAATTCATAGATCTTAGATAGAGTCTCTTGTAATAACTCTGTATATGTCTTATCCATTATAACCTACCTTGTAATACGTTAATATATATAAAATGACCAATAGCCATAACTATAGCATCCTTATTATAAGACTTATTGGATGGTTTCTTTAGATTAATTTTTTGAGTATTCCCTTGATAATATATATTAAACCTACCATTATCAATAACCCATGCTAGAAGCTTATCATTATCAATATAAGTAGATCCATTTAATATTAATATAAATGGATCATTAATTGATATCAGCTCATTAAAAAGATCTAATAGATTCTTTGTATCAAATAAGAATAATAGACCACATAACCAAGTTAATTCATTTGATGTCTTAACTGGAAATATATAATCTTGACTTCTAAGATAGTATTTACTATCAGTAGCATTCTCAGGTAATGTACCATCTATTTGACGTTCTACATATTCACTGACTGCAATATCTTTGTCTAACTTAGTATATTGATAACAGATATTATATATATTTTTCTGCTTAAACTGATTGATCAGATTCATTAAGGTATTCATCACATTTCCTCCTTTGTTTATAGGAATGTCTTTTGATTAATAAAAAAATAAAGCCGATGGATCATAGTAATCCATCGGCATATTATTATCTTGGATATTTTGCTCTAATTGCTTTAATAACTCCATTTAAGAATTGGTTACTTGGTAGCATATCTTTTGGAGTATTTACTTTTTCACTACCAACTATAATCTTAGCTATTGGAGATACATAACCCCAATCATCTTTACCTGTTCTAATCTCAATAGATTTAGTTTCTCTATTCAAAATAATGAATCTTGATAACTCTCTATCAAGTCCTTGATGATCAATGAAGTTAGTATAGATGAACCAATACTTATCATACATATCTTGGACTATATTACCGCCATGTGTATATTTAATAATTCTTCCAAGTTCATCTTTAATAATCTTTGCTGGTAATTGTTTATAATTACCAAGCTCAGATTTATCAAAATCAAATTCTTTAATCAATGCATCTTTTAGACTAGTTAACTCTTTAATGATTGAAAGAAGTTTAGTCATTCTAATACCAGATAGAGATACATCTACTGTTTTAAATACATTGGAGTATCTAATATACAATCTTGGATATTCTTCTAGTTCATATTTCTTACGGAATTGATCCATATGAATCTGAATTGAATCTTTTACCCCAAGACGGATTTTACCAATACGAAAATTGCAATTTAAAAGAACCATGATATCACGAATTCGTTCTTTTATTTTCTTACGTTCATCTGGTTCAGCTGGTCTTATAACCTTATTACAGATATATGCTATATCTTGAGATATAGCACAAATACTTTGTAGTCTAACCAAATCGGAATCTGGTAAATATTTGGTTTTTACTATCATTTTAAATCCTCCCCTATGAAAACCTTACTTTCTTCAACATAAGCTGCTTTTAAATCTGGGTATATAATTGCACCCATTTCTTTATCTTCACAGACATATTTGGGGTTATTACATTTTAGTCGATTATAATTTATATCTGAGAATTTATTGCATCCAATAGAATTAAGTATTGAATCACCATAATGCATAATAGCGTGCTCTTCTGTAATAACAGGTTTTATATAAGTATAGTGCCTATTATGAATAAGATCTAATAATAATTCTAATATATCATCACGAGTATCTATTAAACTATTAACACTATTTGCAAGTATATCTATACTGTAATCACCATCTTTATCAATAATTAGAAATAACTTATTACGTATATAATCATCGTCCCCAAATTGTATATGCATTCTAATACCTTTTTGAAATTTAAGCTCACATAATTTTACTTCCATTTCTTTAGTCTTATATGAATCTTTTTTTAGCTCTTCTGAAAGATGCAGGAGTATGTCTTAATTCCCATTCAATAGTTTTAGCAAGAGCATATACATCCTTTATAATATCTCTAATAATACTAGCTTTTATAATAAATATCGAAGCTTCTTCAACTGTCATCTTTAATTCTTTCATTACTCAATACCTCCATCAACTATTTTAATAGGAAACCATCACTAACATGAGCAGCTTTTAAATCTAGACATACAACTGCATCATATTTGGTATCTTCATATACATATCTAGTTTTGTCTCGCTTTAATTTATAATACATTTTATCAGTATCTCTATTACTCCTTATACATGTAATGATTGGTTTATTATCAATTATGATAGCATGCTCTTCTGGAAGTAAAGCTCTCAAGAATGTATAGTTTCTATTATTAGTAAGATCTAACAATAGTTCTAATATATCAGCATGAGTCATTATTAGATTATTGATTTCAGCAGATTCTATACTTATACTATAATCTCCATCTTTATCAATAGTAAAAAATACTTCATTATATAAGTCATCACCCTTACCAAATTTCATATGCAATCTGATACCATCATTAGCTTTTAATTGACATAAAGTTATATCCATATTCTTAGTCTTATAAGTATTTTTCTCAGCTCGTCTACGATCTGGCTGAATATATCTTAATTTCCATTCTATAGTTTCAGCTAGAGCATACACATCTGTTATTATACTTCTAATAATATTAGCTCTTAAAATAAATAAAGGACCACCTTCAACTGTTCTTACTAAGTCTCCCATTACTCAATACCTCCATCGATTAACTTATTAATATATCTAATAATTTTATTTAACTCTTTTGGTCTATGTGTATATTCATGACATGGTGTATAAGGATTATATAACGCAACTATTAACTTCTCTTTGGTATCTACATAGAATACATCTTTATCACCATTATTATACTTCATAATACCTTCTTCAAATCTAAAATTTGGATTAAATAATCGTAATTTTGGACTGCCTTTTAAATGATCATGAATATATTTATACTTCTTATATTTTTGCTCAGCATATCCAGATGCCATATAATTAATATTACCATCTTTATATACTAATTCATATTGATCATATTCACATCTAGGAAGATCTTTCTTATTGAATTCATAAATATTGATTAAACGATTACGTGCCTTGTTTAGTAGTCTAATCGCATATCTTAAATTATAATCTTCCATGTTACGAAATGCTAATTCACTTTTAGTTTCATTAGTATAATGAATTCTAATATGACCAATGCTTTTATCCATATATAGTGGTAGAGAATTATAAAATCCTACGATAGCTCCACCATTATGATTTAATTTAAGCTCACATATTTCTAATCTTCTGTCAATATTATCCAATACGAGTCGTAATTGATTTCTTCCTCTATAACGTTCATTATTAGGATAATTTCTTAAAATGATATTAACCATATGAGCTATATGATGTGATATTTGTTGTATAGCTCTAATTCTAGTTAATTCTCTTTTTGTAAGTTTCTTTAGTTCTTTCATTTTTATCAATCTCCTTTATAAAATATATACGTGATAGGATCAAATATCCTATCACGTTAATAATATATAACCTATTTTTCTATTACCCATTGCATAAACTTTAATATACAATCTCTAAGCATTCTATCTGTATTCAATTTAGGATCTGTTGAAGGATGTCCAAAATGCTCAAAATCAAAATCATCATTATATCTATTAATATTAAACTCACTCACTTTATTATAAGATGGTCCTAAAACGACTGTATATGTAACTTTAGCATCTATCTCTCTATTAAGAAGAATATGATGAGCAGGTCCAGCACTAATTGATAATTGCTCAGTTATATCATCTACGTTAAATATAACGTATTCACTGTTATTTTCACGTATAATACTATAATAAGGAAGACTAGAATGATCTTCATATTTCATTGGATTAGTTAACTGTATAGCTACAACACCAGATATTAGATCATATAGTTCGGCTGTCTTAATATAGTTAACTATATGCCTCTTAAATTTATAAATTTTATATTTTACATATAATCGTTTTAAGACAGGACATGAGACAAGTTCATGAGAAAGTTGTTTATATTCTAATAGAATCTTCTGTAGCTCAGGGATATTAAATGAATCTAAGCTTTGGTTAAACATATTTTATCACACCCATCCAAATAATTGACAGATTGTAGCTAATACTCCTAATAAGAATATACCAAACAATATAGGATTTAAATCTTCCAATACAATTAATACACGTTTGGTCATATTAGATAGATTATTCTCTTCACCATAGTAGTTAATTAGAATGCAAGAATTAATTACTGTTAATATTAGAAACAATACTGCTACTTTATAAGATACCATTACTAAGAGCCTCCACCCACATATAACCAATAGCTGTTAATACCATTATAAAAAGAAATACTAATGATACTATAAAACAGAATTTAGATAGTTTCTCCAAATCAAGCATTATTAATAGAGCTCCAAGACAAGCAAATAGACTCATAGTACCAAACTCTGGAGCTATAATTTGTTTAAGGATATTTAATGTATTCATACTATACCTCTATTCTAGTACCCAAGACCATGCTGTAAGAAATATTGCTACGAATGTACATACAAGGAAGAATCCACCTATCGTTCCAAATATATTATTATCATCACCTGTAGAGTGACTAATCCAACTATATACTATTCCGCATATAATAGTTGATATAGCACATGCTACTACTAATTTAAGAAAAAATAATGTATTCATTTTATTTCACTCCAAAATCTGATACTTTAAGTTGTCTCAGTTCATTAATAATATTAAGAGAGTCTAATGTATTAATGAATCCAGCAAATAGATTATCTACTAGATCTATATTAGACTTGATATCTATAGTATACTGCTTATACTTAACATCATATTTATTAAGCTGTAATACAGTAAGCTTATCTACATTGATACCTATCTTAGATAGTAGATATCTATATGCAGATAATTGTATAAAGTATTTATATCCAATAGTACTTGAGGTCTTATAGTCTACAATATGAACTTCGTTACCGATTTTCATAACAGCATCTATAGTCCCACAGAAGTATTTACCTATAAGAGATTGCTCTAACATGATTGGTTCAATTAGAGTATCATTAATATACCCTGTATCATTAAACCATTGTATAAATGACATAAATCCCATAGTCTTATCCACAGGATCTGTCATACATAATCCATCAGTTAAGAAATGTTCAATTTCACTATGAACTTTAGTTCCTTCAACTGCATATTTATTTAATTCTCTTCTATATCCAAGACCTTTAAATCCCAATGAGTTAGCCCATTGAGCTATATAATCTTCATTTATATGCTTAAGTACTTGAGTCACACTTGGAACTTTATTCTCTCCATGCTCATAAGTACCAATATATACCTCATCTAAGTCTAAGTTAATCATACATAACCTCCTTTGTACCTATATGTCTGGGCGTTATTAAAGAAATAAAACTAGAACTTAATAGTAATATAGTTTCGCCGACTATATTACACATGATATCTAATGAATGTGACAGCCAGTGTTACTTCTTGTATTCATTTTAGATGTGTGTCTCCATTGTTATAAACACGATTATATGCCCCTAGGAGTTTTATCTCCTAGGGGTGTATATGCCTGCAAATTAAACATTGTAGTAATATTTTAGATACTTTCCAAGGAGGATTTATAATGGCTCAGTTGAACTTTAAACTCATAAATGAGACTTTTATCTTTTCCCAATATAAAGATGAATATGAAAAATCTGTCTTAAACTTTATCAAAGGTGGTAAAGTAATTGACGTCCATTCTGATGCTTTTGCTGACATTGCTTATGATGTTAAGAAAACACAAGTTGGTTCTTTCTTAGTAGCTGCAATGGAATCTAAGCAAATCGTACTTTATATAAGTACTCACCCATTAAACCGTAGCACTCGAGTAATCACTGCCAAAGATATTAAAGGTGGTACTGGTAAATATTTGATCTATGTTGACTGCACTCAAATCATTGACTTTGAAGGTGGTAAATATAAATGCAATAATGTTAAACAACTAGTTGCTCATCTATTAGAAGCATCTGTAAACATGATGTACTTTGCTGGCTTTACTAATATCGTATCTCGATTCGATTTAGTTAAAGCTGGGGCATATGCATTTGCTTCTCTATTCAATAATATCATTAACTACTTATTCAAAACGAATACAGTAAGTAATATCCATAACCGTGTTATGTATCTTGCTTCCCAATACTTTATTAAGAATATCATTGGTAGCAATAATCCTAAATATGGTTATGCTAATAATACAGCATTCTCTAAACAAATTGCACGTATCTCTGATCGTGAAGTTGAATTGATTGAATCTTATCTAGATCGTGAATCTTTCAAGAACTTAGACGCATTTGTTAATATGCTTAGAGACTCTTTGAAATTACATAAACTGTCCACTGAAGCTATTATTGCTACATGGGTTAAGATGTACTCTCCATCTGCACTATTTGCATTAGAATACTTCCCAGCTTTCTCTGCTATGATGACTAATGCTTATATTGGATGCTATTTAAATAATCAATCTACTATTGAAAAGGTGACTAACCGTGGACTTCCTGAATATGTTAAAACAGTTCTAGATGTCGGAGGTCAATACTATGAAAACTTACGATAACGAAGTTTATAACTACGTTGATCAACTTAAGAATTATTCTACTACAAATATCTCTGGGATGCAGAAAGGTATCGTCCCAGAGGTAGTTGATATTAGTTGGGATAAGATGAACTACTATGTATCTAAAGGAGTACGTCGTTATGTAACTTATGAAAAAGAAGGTTATGTAATTCGTATCACTGGTGTAAGATATAGACTTAATCACTTGACTAAGAAGACTATAGATTTTGATAAACGTATGACTGATGCGGTTAATGAAGGTCTAGTATATCCATTTATGCTATTTGTAGATGGTCGTCATATTAAATGGTCTACTTTCAGAGTAGTACGTAATGCTAAATATACATATCTCGTTTGCGATAGAAATAGTGTGAAGGATATCAATCCATTACATATTAGCAAAGTAGAAATGGTAAACTTACCATTTACTTATATGAGCTATTCTGAAACAAGAAAGATTCCAAATCCTAATACTGAGTTATTTAGATTTGATGAAGATGGTTTATTATCTCCATTTGGTTCTATGGTATATAGTCTAGATACATCTACACTTAAACTAGAGACTGGATACTTTAAAGTATTAGCTGGTGGTAGAGTTGAAAACCGTGATTTAGACTTAGATGCTAAATATAAACTAACTAAGAATAACTTCTTATGTTGGGCTAATGGGTTATTTGATAAAACAATAGACCCTGATATAAAGAATCTTAATATTATTACTATGAATAATGGTGAGCCTCTAGATTATGAACTACAAGTAAAGTATTTCTATAGAGATATCACTAATCATAATAGAAGTAATATTACTATTCCTGAAAATAAAGACTTATTGAAAAGCTTAGTCATTGAGCAAAAAAGTGAAATGCCTGAATTAGACATTAAAGCTTTAGGTCGTGACTTTGATTTCCAATATAAATATGATACAGATTATGAAGACAATGTAAACTCTGGTATTAGATATATCAGTCGTTACAATTCTTCTATGTTTGATAAACTCTATGAGAAACGTCTAAAGATTCATTCTAGAAGTATCTCTGGTAAAGAGTTAAAAGATCAAATAACTAATAATCTATTATCTCTTCCTAGAGGGTATCATAAGAATCCAGAGACTTATGTAATCATCTATAAGAATGGTGAACTATGGAATCTATATAATCGTATCAGATATAAAAATAATAACTTTGAAATCCCTATTACTAATAAGGAAATCTCTGCTATTACTGACTATGATGAATTTGAATTTACATACTTCACTGGAGTTAATAATAACTATTTGAAAGTAGAGTGTACTGAAGATAATAATACTATCGAAAACACTACTATCAAATATGATGATCTAATGGTATTTGCTAACTATACTGAAGATCAAATCTATAAAGAACTTCCATTCAATAAACGTACTATCTATGACGTTAAGTATACTTTAGATAAAGATCATAAAACTGTTACTTTTACTAACCCAGCTTATTATGGTAAGACCATTTATATGGCTGCTAAGAATCAGTTTAAGTATCAGCATTTTAATATTACTAAACCTACAGTACGTTATTTCTTTGGTAGAGACTTTATCCCTTGCTTGAATAAAGATAGATTTGCTGTATTTCACAATGGTCGTCTCTTAAGTAAGGATATGTATAGAGTTATTGTCCCTGAAGTGGAAAATACAGCTACTGAAGTATGTGTTCATGTACGTCGTGTAGCTCAAAAAGGAGATACAGTAGATATCTTCTATTTACCTTATGACTTTAACTATACAGATATTGGTAAAACAAACAGAGTTGATGTTGTTACAGTTAGAGCAACTGTAGATCAACAGCCAGTGTTTGCTATTCCATTCCCATCTAAGTCTTCTTTATTAAATAAAAACAGCTTCCTATTATTACGTGGCTCTGTATTGGTTGACCAATCTAGATATAATGTAATTGGACGTACTGTTGTATTTAATGATCCTAAAGACTATGTAGCATATGGACGTGAAGTTACTTTCGTATTCTTATATAGTGAGAATATTGAATCTAATCCATATGGTGGTGTAGAAGAAGATGATGTATTAAACATCGATCCTCAATTTGTTATAGCAAATAAAGATAATCAATTAACTTTTGATATCCCATATCCTGAGGGATTTGAAGGATTCTTCTTCCTAACGTATCGTGGTATCTATGTAAATCCTAAACGATATGAAATCATGGAAGGCACTAAACAAATTAAGTTCTTTGACCAAGATACTGGTATTGATGCTGGTACTGCATTAATATTTGTATTCATTTATCCTGAGCAAAAGAATAAAGTTGGTACTTCTGCAGTGTCTGTACGTGCTACTATAGATAATCAACTTAAGTTTAGTATTCCATTACCTTATGCTAAATACTTTGATGATCAAAATAGCTTCTTCTTAATTAGAAACGGTGTATTCTTAAATGAAGCAGAGTATTATATTGATACTAAAGCAAATACAGTTGACTTACTTACTACTAATGGCTTAGACATTGGTCAAGAATTAGTATTCAACTTTATTACTGGTAGAAATGTATCTGTTAAGACAGCTATAGAAGAAGTTCGTGCTGAGCAAGATGGGCAACTTGTATTTAAATTACCTAAAGTTTTCCATGATTTTGATAAAAAGATTGGTAAATTCTTCTGTGTAATTGGTGATACATATATTGATAACCGTCGCTTTGAAGTAGTTGGTAATGATTTACGATTCTTAAATCGTGAAGACGCTGTTCTTGAAGGACGTACAGTTACATTTATCTTTGTATATACTGAAGATATTGATGCTGAGACTGCAACTATTGGTGGTGTAGTTAATACTTCTAAATATACTAAGTTCATTACTGAATCTGTAAAATGTAAAGAAGATGGTCAACGTACATTTACTATTCCATGGGAAGATTCTATGCTTATGGATAAGAAAATCATCGTAACTGTTGGTAGTACATTCATTAGAGAATCTCAATATACTATTTCTAAAACATTGAATACATTGACATTCATTGATGATGGTGTTATTACAACAACTGATCGTGAAGTTACATTTACTCTAGCTGATTCTGATTATACAGTAATTGCTAAAGAAGTTATTGATGTTGATGCGGTAGTAGATGGTCAAACAGAATTTGATATTCCATTACCATTTGAAAACTATCTTAAACTTGGTAACTCCTTAATGGTATTTGCTAATCAAACATTTATCGATGCATCTCGTTATGTATTAGATAAAGATTTGAATAAGATTACATTAAGAAACTATAATGATGCATTGAATGCTGGTCAAACTTTATCTTTCTTATACTTCTATATTGCTAACCAAAGCAATAGAAGCTTAGAACGTGAAGATGTACAACATCCAATGATTAATGAACGTGGTTACTTGTACTTAAATAGAAATGACTTAGAGCATCTATTGAATAATAAACTCTACTTCATGTTTATCAATGGCAAGAAGATCAATAAAGATAATATTATGAATGTGGCTAATAACATCATTCGATTAAAGAATGACGTTCAAACACGATTCAATACATTAATCTTAGATTATACTCCATCTATTCCAGAATTAGCTAAGTATAAAGATATCAACTCTGATTATGATATCATTATGAATCAAATCTCTAATGAAGATATCAATAAGCTTTTCAATATTCATAATAACGTAACTGATCTTGAAAAGTATATCGTTCCAGATACTTCACAAGAAGCTATCATTAATGATATCATTAGAACTCACTATACATCTAATGGAGTCAATAAAGGGTTACCATTTGTATATACTTATGACACAAGTACGTTTAAGAATAGATCTATCTATAGCTTAGCTACTACAGTTAATAAGTATATTGCTCCTGGGAAATATACTTTTACTTGTCCAGATGATGTAACTATGCTTGAAATCAAATCTATCGCATCTGCTAGTAGAATTAGACCTATCAATAGAACTATTGATACAATTGGCTATCTACGAGATAAAGACTTTGAATTCGGTGAAGTAAGTTATATCTTACCATCTGATGTATCTAACTATATTGATACAGTTATTGGTAAGAAAGATCTAAATATCATGAGTCAACCTCTATATAAAGAGGTAGTTGGTAATTTACCTGAAGTAAATGATTTCATCCCTGCAATGAAACCTTTACGTAAGACTGAATCTAAAACCACACTAGGTAGACTTTCTAGATATTTCTATCAAAAAGAAATAATTAGAAACGTTAAAGTACATCCTGGGTTAAAGTATAAGATTACAGTTCCAACTAGTGGATTTGTACATATTGCTTATGATGTTGCTGATACTGATATTAGTCAATATCATTTGAAATATCGTATTGATTTCGATTCTGATCGTGATAATACCCCAATCTTCTATAAAGGTGATACATTAACTAAGCCTGATACATTTGTAAATAGTCTAGAAGAAATCTATAGTGATGACTTCAATTTACAATATAATCAAAGCTTTACTAAACCTGGAGAAGAATACTGGATCTGTCCAGATAATGTAGGTGAAATCATTCTTACATTATGTAGTGGTTACTCTAAGATGATTACTGTAGAAGATATCGAAAGATATCCAGCCGCATTCCAATTCTGTGGCTATGGTAGCACTGATTTCTCTATTGCTCCAGTACCAGCTATTGGTAATATGGAATTCATTGAATTAAATAGCTTCTATGATAGAGTCACTAATGAATATGATTCTAAGATTCTTAATACTATTGAAGATGGTCATGAAATCCATTATAGTAGTAATAATACTCTATATGGCTGTGGTATATCTGAAATAGGATTTGTTGAACGTGATGATGAAGATGCTATTAATTCAAGTAAAGCACCTGAAAATCGTAATCGTATTAACTTGATGCTTATCAATGGTGTAAGAACTTCTAGATCTGACAGTTCTATTTCTCGTGAAGTTACTTCATATATTAAAGTAGAACCTGGTAAGACTTATACAATTAGAGTTGGTAAGAATAATATTAAAACTGATATGGTATTAAGTAGACCAGAGACTGAGTTTGGTGGTGTACTAGGTATTAGTTATCATAATAAAGTATTATTGACTAACGTTGATACTAATGTATACTTATCTAATGCTTTAGATGCTACTCATATTAATAATCCTGATATTGATTATAGTGGATTAAATACTGAAATGACTGAAGATCAACTTGCAGGTGATCCAGGTGTATCTCATGTAGTTTCAGATGAAGAAGCTATTGAAGAAAGAGATAAACCTGTATTTGTTAAAGAATTACCTAAGATTGCAGTTGATGAAAATGATACTGATGAATTATTCCAAACGAATATATTCGATGCTTCTAATGTAATCAGAGAATAATATAAACCGGATAGGGGTGTCAAAATCCCTATCCGCTTATATTTTGAACATTAATGTAATTAAAATACATATTCGCAAGGAGGTATAATATGGCTACTTCTAACTATAAAGGAACCAGAGTTCCTCTTATAGCATTAGATTATAATTCTCGCTTCCTGGCTGAGAAAAAAGAAATCTTATTTGATTATAAGACAGGCAAACTCTATGTAGTTTCTGCTGAAGATAAATCTATTATATTTGATATAACTAGAAATATTCTTAAAGAAGTTGAAAAGAATGTAGACTTATCTAACTATACTTTCAACGTAGAAGGCGTTGGTATTGTAAGCTTAGATGGTTATATTCAACAACTCTCTAAGTATAATCTAACAACAGTAGATGAACCAGTTAAACGATATCGTGTACCACAAATTACATTCGATAATGATTCTATTGTCGATTATGGTGGTACTATCGAAATCAATGGTTTCAGTCATGCTAATAATAATACATACCCAGTTAAAGATGGTAATATAGTTAAATGGGTACCACGTACAGATACTGATATTGTAGATCGTGTACGTCACTTAGAAGAAACTGCACCACCTGATGCGGCTAAGTTTAAGAAACTTCAAGATGATGTAGCTGCAGTTAAATTTACTGCCGATCAATATGCTAATCTTCCAGCTATTCGTACTGACTTAGATGCTGCTAGTCATAGATTAGATGAATTGAATACATTAATTGAAACTACTACTGATACAATCAATGGTAAAATCACTGGTGTTAAAAATAATGCAGACTTAGAGCTTAATAAATTAAGCAATAAGATTACTGTATTAGAAGCTCGTGAAGATTATGGTCCAAGAGTAAATGCTCTTGAAAATAAAGTTACTTCTCTTCAAGCATTAGGAGATGTAAACTCTAAAGTATTAGCTTTACAACAACGTGTAGTTAATTTAGAGCAAGGCGAAGACTATGGTAGTGAAATAAATGCATTGAGTGTTAAAGTAAATGCATTATCTGATTCTACTGATACTAGGATTAATACTATTAATCAAGAGATTAGTGCTATTAAAACATATGATAATGAAAATACTCAAATTCGTAGTGGTATCTTAACTCGCTTAGATGCTCTAGATGCTTTAAATATTGGCTCTACATTGACTGATTTAAAAACACGTACTACTACATTAGAGGCAATCCCTAATGTAACTAGTAATGTAACTAATCTAGAATCTATTACTAATACATTGACAAATAGTTATTCTCAGCTTAATACTAAAGTAACTGGTTTACTTAATGCTGAAGATCCAATGCCACGTATTAGAGCTCTTGAAGGTATTAATACTACAAAGAATAACTTACCACAAGAAGCTAAGATTAATTTACCTGGTGGTTCCAATACGGTAATTCGTCCAGATAGAGTTTATAGCTTTACATTAGATAGTGCTAATCCAACTTTCACTATTGTAGGATTAGAAAAATCTACAGCTGAAATTATTCTTATTCTAGATCCTCAAAATATCAATACTGAAGCATTTGATCTTCATATTACTAGAGCTGATGGTGTAGAAGTTAAGATTCCTAGACGTATTATTCCTAGTAAGAATAAAGAACTTCAATTGGTTCGTCTTGTAACTTATGACCGTGGTGTAAACTGGTTCTATTCTGTATCTGCTGGTTTCATTGGTAAAGATCTTGCAATTGATAATACTATTTAATAAAGGGAGTTACACATGGCAACGTTAAAATATTTGGCTACTGAACGAGCTCATCTCTCTCAAGTGCCAATTACCGAAGGTCAGTTTATAGCTACAACTGATACTAATGAAGTATTCTATGATGTAGCTGTTGACATTCGATTTAAAACTAATAAACTTACATTAGTAGATACTGATGCTGAACGTTATAGATTGTCTAATAATGATCAAGTAAGTACTGATGTAATTTACTATATAAAAGAGTCTGAATTATTCTATATTTGGACTGGTGCCTGGAAGAATGTAGTTGCTACTACAGAAATTACTAAATTCCTAGGTGACTATAAAAATATCACTCCAACTACTTTAGTTAAAGGTGAAGAACGATTTGCTCCATTAACTATTGCTTCTCAAGTATTCACTGATGATGGTGAAACTGTAGAAGCTAAAGTTAGACAAATCTCTCATATTGCTTCTGCCTTTGATTCTATTGTAGTTACTAAAAAGGGTAAAACATTTGATATCCCAGTACCATTTGAAAGATACTTTGATCAACCTAATATGCTCTTAGTATACATTGGTACTCTTCAAATTTACCCTAACCGTTATTCTATCGAAGGTAATAAAATTACTTTCCAAGAAGAAGTAGAAGCTGGTCGTACTATTAACTTCTACTTTGTTTATAATGCTCATGCTCCTAAGCTTGAGACTATGAACTATATTGATGGTGCATACCTCAATAAAGGTACAGTTCCTATTGATAGAATGCAAAAGTATTCTCATAGTTATACTACTAATGATGCTACATCTGTAGCTTCTAGTGCAGCTGTTAAAGGTCTATATGACAAAATGAATGCACTATTAGACCGTGGTGGTATTATCACTAAATGTGTAACTAAAGATGATAATACTACAATGAATACATCATTACCTAATGAATATAAACTTCTCGATGGTAATGTAATTAGTGTTAGATTCCATGCCAATGTAGGTAATCATGCTACACTAAGAGTTGATGGTAAGAATATCCCTATCTTTATTGGATATGATCCAGTTAAAACTGGTGATATTCATGCTGGTGATGAATTATATCTCCAATATGATTATCTTACAGAACGTTTCTATGTAACTAATGGGTTACCATATCTTATTGATAGTACTACATACTCATATGCTGTTGTAGCTGATGGTGAAAATACATTCACATTTAATGCACTTAACTATGATCCTGGGGTGGATAGACTAGAAGTATTCCATAATGGTGTACGTCTAATCCAAGGTAAGAACTTCTCATTCAATTCCGAAAGTAAATCTATCTCATTAGTTGGATATACAGCTGATGCTGGTGATGTACTTGAAATGGTTGTATATAAAGTAGCCCGTTCTCGTGCAACTAATAATACTCAAGTTACTGTAGTTCGTCCAGACTTTGAAGAACTTGCTCGTTCTCTCGGTGAAGCATTAGATGAATTCAAAAAGAAAACTAATGATTTGAATAGTAGAGCTTTAGATGTTATTTTCCCTAGATACGGTGATAATAACGATTCTGGTGATAGAGGAGATTGTACAATTGTAGGTATTGACAAAGCTCATTGGTTTATGATCGATTGCTTTGCTGATTCTGTATCATCTGTATCTTCTATTAAACGTTGCTTGCAAGAAAATCATATTGATAAATTAGACTTCTTATTGATTACTCATTTCCATCAAGATCATATTGGTAACTTTGAGGAATTGATTAGATCTAACTTAGTTAAGAAAGTATACGTACCAGATGCAGCTAAGACTAATACTACAAGTGGTACTAATGGTATGGATGCAACTACTATTAATGGTATCAATGTAAGACTTAAAGCTGCCGCTGATAGAGCTACAGTTCCATATGAAATCGCTCCTAATGGAAAAGTAGATTTCAATGGAGCTGAATTAACTTTCTATAATAACTCAGATGATGATTATACTTATTATAATACTAGTGCTAAGCATGCCAATAATTATAATAATCTATCAATAGCATTAATGGTTAAACACATTGGTCGTACATTTATCTCTGAAGGTGATTGCTTAACTGAAGCAATGCTTCATAATGTAGATAATGTGCCAGCTAATGTAGATTTGCTTAAAGCTCATAACCATGGCTTAACTAATATGCCATTAGCATATAAGAAAGTATCTCCTAGAGATGCAGTTATCTTAGCTAGTAGAACTGAATTACGTAAAGGTACTCAATTCAATTATCAATCTACATTGTTTGATATGGGTACTAATGTATATAATCTATCTAGTCAACCAGAAGATATTCATATTACTTACTTAGCTGATAATGGTCAAGTATCTTATAATACTAACTTGCGTAGATTATACCCTAATATGGTAGATACTGCTAATAAAGTATATGTAGACGCTTCATATGAAGATAGAATTAAGACTGGTGATATTAAGAGTCCATTTATTAACTTAAATGAAGTAGTTCGTTATCTCCATTCTTTAAATACATCTGATGCGGTTAATGTAATTATTAAACCTGGTGATTATACTACTCCAGCTAACTGTAACGTAGCTGCTCAAGTATTAGAGTTAAATAATATTAAACCTGAAGTGGTATTCAATGTTAGTGGCAGTGGATCTGTATTCTTACCTTATACTTTGGTTAAGAATTCTAACGTTACATTTAACGGTATTACATTTAAATCTCCAAGTACAGTAGATCTTACTTTGGATAGAAATATGTATAACGTTAAGTATCTAAACTCCAATGGTTCTATTAAAGGATGTACATTAAATACAGATAATGTTGTAGTTAAGAATGAAGTTGCTACAAACTCTACTACATTTGACTTCAGTAACGTAATTGCTGATTCTTCTAATATTATATTAGAAAACAATACTTACTCTAATGATGGTAAGTTTGCTATTAAATCTTCTAATGGGTCTAATGTAGTTGTAGCTGGTAGTACTAATCTTATTCCTAACTCTACTGGTACTGTATACGGTATTGATTCTGGTAATATCTTAGTTACTGGTGCTATGCCATTAAATACATCTAATACATTACGTAAAGGTGGTCAATTACGATTTGCTGATATCAATGGTACTACTATGATATCTAATATCTCTAGAGGTATAGTTGTAGAATCTTCTGTTAATAATAGATTTGGTGGTCCACAATATTACATAGCTGATGGTAATAATGACTTTACATCTATGGATCATTTTAATATCCATGGTAATACTAATATGACTCCTAAGTTTGCTGGTCAATTTGGATATGATCCAAGAAGTAAAAAAATTAAGTTTGCTGTAGCTAATTCTAATGTAAATGATTGGGTTGAATTTGCTAATGCAGATACATTATCTGCAGCTAAGAATGATTTAACTAATCTAATCAATACTACAAAAACTACATTGAATCAAACTATTAATACTAACTTGACTAATACCACTTCTAATATTAATACAGTTAAACAAGAATTAACTGATCTTATTACTACAACGACTAATACTCTAAAGAGTAATATGGAAGCTGCATTTGCTAATATTAATACTAGTATTAGAGGGATATTTGATAGTAATACTCCATATGAAATGGTTCCATTAATAGATTGGGATGCAATTGCTAAGAAAATTGGTAGAAATAACAAAAACGATATTACATATACTCCTAGTACACAACGTGTTGATTTTAGATGCTATCATGGGGATTATAGATGGCAACCAGAAGGCGGAGAAAGAAAAATTCTATTAAAAGATAGATGGACTACTTATGATGCCTTATATATACATGGTAATCGTAGTAACTCTGTTATTGTTGGTTCCATATTACCAGTATGGCGATTAAAATTTGAGTTGACTAATACCAATACATGGTGTCTATATAATATGTCAAATGGATATAACTTAGCATTCTATACATTTAAACATACTATAGATAGATGGAGTGATTTACGTGTATCTACAGAAGACTCATTATATATTCAAGATATTAACTTCGATTTAATCGAAATATATGGTCTACGTTATACAAAACCAGATATAACTAAATAATATAATACCCCATAGGAGTTGAACTCCTATGGGGATATATTTATAAAAAAATAAAAGAGGGAGAATTTATTTCTCCCTCTACCAGTATTATACGAATAATACTGGATTTAAGTCATCATACTTCTTAGTACTAGGATTGTACATAAGATCAGTAGTCGTATATGGAAGACTAGCATCCTCGTTCAAAGTATTATCACTAAAGGTAAATAGCTCTACACTAATTTTATTAGCAGCTCGAACATGTTCATCGATGAATGTTTTCATTGCTAATAAAGCAGCTTTAGAGGACTTAAATAACCCTAAGTCGATAACATCTTGACCGTTGTAATCTACTCTTGCACATACGCTAAAAATTTTCATATACTTTTCCTCCTTGAAATAAATATAAGATATATGAATCACCTTAATAATATATAACCCAGAAGGAGTTTAAACTCCTTCTGGGTATAGTGTTTAGAATGATTTGAGATTTAATGGATAATATTTAGCTTCATCATCATACTCACCATGTAAAACCTTTTGTACTTTTTCAGAGAAGATTTGCTCTTTCATATTTTCAGGAGCAGCTATAACTTGCTGTATATATCCACAATCTATAGCACCAGTATAATCTTTCTCATTCATTATATTAAACATATTGAACAAGAATAAATCTTTATTAGAATCTATACTAGATCCAGAAGAAAAATTTGATGTGAAATAAAATAATCTTCTTTTATCTCCTATTATAGTTTTTTCCTGTGGACTTAAAGGGGCTCTGGTATTCTCTATATTATTTATATTAAATATCAGTGCACGTTTATTTTTATATCTACTAATATCTGGATTAACTTTACGAGTGTTTATATTATATATCCAGGTTCTAGATTCAGTTTTACTATTACTATCATTATATTTAGGTGATTTAATAATTTTAATATTCATATATAAATCACCAGTATCACTATTATATTCTGGTCTAATCAAAATAGTATGTAAAACGTCATTGCCGAATACTAGTTTAATAAAAGGCTTATGAGTATCTATCTTATCATAATCACAGAAAACAAAATTATCATTAGGATATGTACCAGGAGCATTTTTTACATAATTATCATAATCACTTTTGGATAAAATTTTCGGTATAGGCTCATAAATTCTGCAGGAAGCTAACGGTATTTCTGTATTATTAGCATCTAACGCTAAAAAGCTTATTGTATATAATATAGATGTTATATTAACATTTAATGAGTCTTTGCTAAAAGATGGATCTATACTTAATATAATAGATTTAAACTTGTTAGAGTTACCAGTAATTTCAGATTTGGTTTTAATGGCATTCTTGCTAGTTTTATATTTATAAGAAAGTTCTGTTTTATCATTTACTATAGTTTTAGTAACTGGGGTTACATATTTCATACAATTAGAATCAGATGTAGCTTCCCCTGCCATGAATGCAAATTGCCATTTATCTATTTCATTAATCTTGCAGGTGTTAATATCTAATCTATTATTAGCATTATTAGAGAATGGATCTATCTCGGCTCCAGTAGTGTTATCACCTAATTTAATTTTACATATATTACTACTATGACCGGCAACGAATTTCTTAGTACTAATATGACTACCTGCAGTATTCTCAATCATATCAGTTATATTTTCACTAGTATGATTGCCAATAAATACACATGAGTCGAATGTATTATATGTACTATTACCTATAAAAAGTTGACTAGCGTTTATAACATCATATTTACTAGACATTACAGTTTTTATATTACCAGTATAATTTAAATATTTAACGTCATCTGATCCAAATATTATAGATTTAGCTGGTATTTCATATGAAATATTTCGTTCAGTATCTAAGTTAGATAGTTCTAAATGATCTATATATTTATCAGTAGTATAATTATCTAGTTTAATAGTTGTACCATTAGTATACATTGCACAATAATTATAACTATTTAAATCTGTATTAGAATTTATCTTAACTTCTCCACCAACCGATCTATCTATTTCTCCTAATCTATTAGAATTCTCTGCTGATAAATAACCATCACTATCTAATGCTTCAAGAATAGTCCTGAATCCAACTCCACCTACTTTTAGTAATGCTTTATATGTTTTAGTACCAATAACTACAACTTTCTTAGATGCGTTAGGATCTGTTAGATTTTCAGTTAATGGATAATATACGTAATCATTACCTAATTTAATCTTTCTACCAAGGTTATTTACTTCTTCTAATGTAGTATATAATGGGATGGCTTGTCGATTACCATCCCTATCATATACTGCTAGAACTTTATCTAACTTAGCCATTTTCTATACGCTCCTTAGAACCATCTGGATATACTAAGAAACCATCATTATCAAATCGTGGAATCTTACCAGCAGCATTACCAACATCGGTAACTTTAATATATTGACCGGAATCTAATCCACCTAAAGTTAATGCATTAGTTGGTGCTGGGATAGTGATATCAGTTTTACCATCAAAATGAATACCATTGATATTGCAATTTATTTCACTATTAGTAGATATATTAAATAAAGATCTTAATTTATCATAAATTCCAGTTCCATGGAAATATTCTATTTTATCTTCTTGTGTTATAGAAACGCTTTGATTAAAAGTATACATAGATCTTGTTGGAGCATAAAAAGCTTCCTGTGAAATAATAGCTATATTATTAGACCAATTCGTCAAATCTAAAATGAATTCATTAAAATATTGATTATTTGTTTTTATAGAAATTCCACTAGAATCATTTCCCCACCATATATTACCATAAAATCTAACATATTTATTATTATCTAAATCAAAAATAGCAAGATTTTCAACTGCTCTTACATATAGATATTTATTGGTATTTTTGAAACTAAACTTAGGTTTTGATACTATCGATCTATATCCATCTATAGAATAAAATACATCATTATATAATTTAATATTATTGATATTTTTATTATACGCTATATTATATTTACCACCCCTACCTTCACCGTATGGAGCAACATCTATTTTAATATCATTTATATTTTTTCTAACTCCTATTAATCTAATCAAGATATTACTAGATATAGGGGCTAAATTATATATAGTAAATTCATAATTACTTACGAATTCTATTCTTGGTATTTTATAAGCAATATCTTCAATACTATTTTTAAATACAGCATCTACTATAGTACCATTAAATATAGTTATAATAGAGTTTAGGTCCTCTATTCTAATTAAAATATCATTAGTATTTTTAAAATATAATTTATATCCTAACCCGAATAAATATTCTTTATCAACTATTATTTTATCAGTATCTTTATCAGAAGTGGTATTTCCAACTTCTGTCTTTAATACAAAATCACTAGCAGCATGACCATCTAATGTTTTAGCATTTATATTCTCTGGTAGTGTAGTACTACCAGCTTTAACTTTATCTTCTATATATTTATCAATTCCAGTAATATTTGCTGGAGTATGAGTATGACCTTCAACAGATAAAGCTTTACCTGCGGCTGTTACATTTCCGGCTATAGCTAGATTATCTTTAATAGCCGTATCTCTAAGTTTTGCCATGTTTAATCCTCCTTTATGATTATCTAAATGTTAAAATAATAACCCCATAGGAGATAAAACTCCTATGGGGTAATAGTTTATTTATTTTTCTTAGGTACAAGGATATTTAAAAGTATTCTTATAGCCTTCAAAATATAGATTGGTTTAAAGAGTGCTTTAATAACTCTAAAAACTTTCATTCTCATAGATCGTCTCTTGACGATAGTTCTTGTAGTACTCATACTAATTCTCCTTTTACATATTAAATTCTACAGAGTTTAACCCAAACCCATAATTACATGTTTTAGAATCCAGCATAGGAGAAATTTCGTACTATACGTTCTTTATCTTTATCATAATCTTTATAGATATCATTGAATACTTTAAGTTCAATATGTCTCATTGCACATTGTTGTCTCATTTTATTCTGTAGGTTATTCTTATAGAATTTACTTACAGCTGGACATTCAAAGCAATGATAACATTTACAACCATCATCTTCAGAAATACTACACATTGGAGTTTGACTATATTCTTTAGAGAATGATTCAATTACATCTGGATATAGTCCAGTAAATACATCACCAATCTTAACTGTTTGGTTTTCATAGAATGCATCATCAGAGAAGTATCCGCATGGGTATAATGATCCATCTATACCAACATGAAGAAAATGACCAAGATGTCGACAACTAATAGCACGGAGTTTATCATTAATGCCTGCATATTTAGTATACAACATTGTGTCGACATTTGCAACTAGTTTATCATCATTTTCTTCTCTAGCATTCTCTTCAAAGATATAATAAAGTTGCTCTTCAAATTTCTTTAAGAAATCTGGATCTTTATAATAATTGCAATCCGATAAAGGATAGTATTCCCATTTATAACAACCATTATCTAATGCAAATTTATAGGCATCATATAGATTATCTATAGTATCTGGAGTACATGCAGTACGAACTAAGACTTTATCATGATAATTAGATCTTCCTAATTCAATGATAGCTTTATTAAAATAATCATCATTAAAAACTTTAATATTCTTTGGTTTTCTAGATTTTGATGCACTATATATACCATCCCAGGATATCTTACAACCCCATGGATCTAAAATATGGTCATCCCAAAGATCTATCAGACCACCTATATTGCTACCATTAGAAATCGTCGTCATATTGATAGTTGTCTCTTTATAACGCTCTAATTTCTTAAACTTCTTATAGTCTTGTCTAATCTTATCACAATGAAGACTAGACTCACCACCAGTAACTTTAACTTCAAAGTCATCAGCTAATGGTAGAGTGATAAGTAACTTAATCAATTCATCAAAGTATGTAAAACCTCTAGTACGTTCTTTAACATCATGCTTCTGGAAACAGTAAACACAATCTAAATTACAATACTCAGAGACTTTATATACTAATGCATCAAATCTTTCAAACATTTGATGACTCCTTATATAATTTATCATAAACTGCTAATTCAGCATGTCTAAGATTACATTGTTGATATAATCTATTCTCACTATCTTGAATAGATTTATGAGAACAGCAATCTTCACATAGCTGATTATTACAGGTTGCACAATCTAATTTAGATCTATCTATCATATATCCTTCTTGGAATTTATTATACAGATTAGGTAGATCTTTGTAATTAGATAAGTCAATAGATACTTCATCGACAATATCACCACCGAAAGATAATGGACACATAGTCATCTTACCATGTAAGTCTATAGCTAATGAAGTCCCATATTCACATAATCTTCTAGGATTCTTAAACTGTAGATACTTATTGACATTATAGATCTTGAAATCAGATCCTTCAAAGTAATCTAAAGTCTTTTCTAGCTGTTTAGTGAATTCATCAATATAATCATAATGTCTATATTTATCAAAGCTATTCACTGTATAGTATTCTATATTCTTAAATCCAAGTTCATGAATAAACTTGAATGTATCAAACATATTTTTTACATTCTCATGCAATGCATATCTAATAATGATTTTATTGCTATAACGAGAATCTGCTAAGATCTCTAGTTGTTTAGTCATATCAGTATACTTTAATGGTTTAAATACTCTAGTTGAGTTTAATCCATCATAAGATATACTAATCATAGTCTTATTAGATCCAATATAATCAAAGACATCAATTATATTTTGTGCATGAGATCCATTAGAGTAAAGTCTATATAGAATCTCAGTTTCAGAGAATCTATTAATTTTACTCAATTTCTTTACAGCGTTATAAATGTATTCTATAGTCTCATCTAAGAATAACTCACCTGTAGTTAAACCAACAGTAAGTTTATCTGCTAGTTTTACATTCTTTAATAACTCATATAAATCATTCCATCTATCAAACTTCTTCGGTTCATTAGTATTTCCTCTCAAATAGCAATAGGCACAAGCCATATTACAGACTTGTGCCACATCTAATTCTAGAGTTGATAGAGTAAAATCATTTATTGTCTTTAGGTTCATCTTCTGACAATTGTACATATGCTTCACTTAATCCATTCTTATAGATATTATAATACCAAGCTCTAAATGCATATAGAGAAATACCATTATTAGTAAACCAATCATCCATATGCTTAGTTAATCTATTAAAGGATAGAGTTGTTTCCAAATTGGAAACTTCTAATCCTTCATAGTCAGGTTTCAAGATAAACTCTTTATCTTGTGGATTAATATTGATTTGTCTTTCACCAGCACGGTTAAAGAACTCATCAGAAAGTCTTAAATATCTACGTAGAATTGCACAGAAGTTAGGTGCCATAACTTTATCATAGATGATAAGAGTACGATATAGTTTTTCTGGATGAAGTAAAGCTAATTCAATCCAGTCTAATACATCATTGTATTTATGAATAGCATCTACCCACTTACGTGCAGCTACAGCTAATTCAAATTTCTTATCTAAGATTCCAAGTTCATTGATAGAAGTTCCTTTGAAGTCTCCATCTTCGAATTCTTCTGGAATCTCTAATTGTTGTACAGCATCATAGATTAGTTTATCATTATTAACAAACTTAAATGCATTAGTCAAAGAGTGATCTAAGATTTCAATGAAACAGTATTTAAGAATATTTGGTTCATGTACAATAGTCTTAAAGTTTTCATATAATCGTTTCAATAGATCTACTACTTTAATGATGAATGTAGCATCTCTTGGAGCTTCATACATTGCATATCTTTCAACTTTAGAGTTGATATATTTAAGATGAATGTAATCAGAGAAGTTATTACGAATCTCTACTGGTGTAGATTCATAAGTTTCTACATAAGTCTTTTGGAATTGTGGGAATGTATAATCATCATAAGAGCAATTGATTAGATAAGACAATAAATACATTGTAGTTTCTTCATCGTATTTCTTACGATCATCATAATAACCAAGTAATTCATCTTTATCAGATTGCATTAGAGTAACGTGTAGCTGTAATGCATACTCTGGACATTTTTCATTAACTAATTCAGTTAACGTATTAACGTAGTAGTTATAGATTTCTTTATCTGCTTTAGCATTAGTATCAAACATAACTACATCAAGCAATGTACCGACTTTGGAGAATCTATCAGTAATGATTTCAGTCAATTCATTAAATCTAGGCTCATCTTTTAATACTTCATATATCCGTTCAGGAACGTAGTTAAGCATTAGTATTTCACCTCCGAATGATATTCAGCTTGATAAGCTTTATATCGTTGTATAATTTCATATAGACGTTCAGTCTCTTCTTCATTCAAAGAGTCTAACCATTCTCTAATTGTGTCATAGTATACATGCATCATGATACAAGTAGATTCAAGGAAGTTATATTCCCATTCATCTCCAAATTCTAAGTAACGTTCATATCGGCAACCACCATCACACATGCAACGACATTTACAATCATCGCATTTAGGATTCTTACATGGTTTTTGAAGTAATTCATCACCGAATTTCTTATCTTCTTGAGATAATGCAGTACAATAAGATTCCCATCCACTTGGAGTGATAACCTTATACTTACCAGCATCACAAGAACCAAAGTATCTATCATTTTGAATGACTGCAATGATTCTATTAAGATGATCCATATACATCTTATCTAATGTAAAGGTCTTCTTATATTGCTCTTTAAATACATCTAAGAAGTTATCCGTATATAAAGATCTATGAGCTACTACGAACTCACCAGATACACCATATTTCTTGAATTCCATAAACTGTTTATGGATTTCTTCCATAAGATGAACGTTCTCATTACCTATAACACATTTGATATCAAATTTCAATCCACGTTCAATAGCATACCAGATATTTTGGTATACATTAGAAGCGATAGATTTACCACATGTATCAACACGATTCTTATCTGCAAAACCATCCCATGATAATTGGATTTCATTCATAGGATATTTCTCATTAAGATCGATAAATTCTTTAAAGTTAACTACAGTAGAAGTTACTATTTGGAATTTAAGTTTCCCATAGTATTTCTCCATAGTTTTTTCGATAAGATCAAGACACAAAAGAGGTTCGCCTCCGAAGAATAAAATCCTCGAAGGCTTTTCTGTTTGTATAATTTGATCTATCTGTTCAAATGTCATTGTTGCAGGGTTATCTCGTCCTTTGATGTAACAATACTCACATCTATTAGGACAAGCTTCAGTAAGCATTAAATATATCTCTTTATACATTATTCATTTTCAGCAGCTGCCATTGCTGCTCTTTCCTCTTCAGTTAAACTATTTAATTCATCTTCATTAACTTCAAAGTTTGAAGGTAATGGTGGAATTGATGGTACAGTCGGTTGAGCTTCAGATTCCGTACTTGGAGTTGTAGTCTCTGTAGTTGGAGCAACTACTGGAGGTACAGGGATAGGTGGAATTGGAGGGACTGCATGAGTTTCAGTATTACTTGGAGTAACTACTGGAGTAGTAGGCTCTGTAGATTCAGTAATACGTTCTTCTTCATGTTTAATCAATTCTTCTGGACTCATTATAATATGACTACCTTCTTGATTATTAAATTCAGATAATCTAGCAAGGTCTTCATCATTTACGCTAAATCCTTCTGGAAGACCAATATTAACTTTAGGTACTTCTGGAGTACCAATAGCTTCACCAGCATTAGGTGTATCAAAGTTTCCAGGAATTGGAGCTGAAGTATTTTCTGGATGAGTAGCACTATCATAATCAGTATTCATTACAACAGTAGCTTCTTCTTCAGATAATCCGTCTACTACCATCTTCTTACATTTAAGAAGCATTTCTTTATTACCAGCTAAGTCTTTAAGTTTATCAATATTATTTTGATACCAAGTATCTACATATGTCTTAAACTTATTCATAACTAGCTTATTAGCATAATCATCATATAGAGTATAATCTAAATCATCAGAGCTAATGAAGTTTCTATCTGAAGGTAAGATATTATCAAAGTTCATAAGGAACTGTGGATATAATCTTTGAATCAAATAGAATCGTCTCATAGAGATGATAAACCCAGTGATGTTATTCTTATTATAATAACGCAAGGAATCAAAGAAAGCTTCTTTATCATCCAATGCTTTATCAAGATACTTGTATTCTTTATATACCCAATGGAAGAACTTAGGATAATCATTCAAATCAAAGTATGCTTCATATAGACGTTCGAATGTCCAGATAACACCAATTGATCTTAATTTATTATCAAAGTCCATATTATCTACATTAGATAATTCTTCAACTTTAGCTAATGTAGTTAGACGCTGCTCTTTAGTCATTCTAGGAATGATATACTGTAGAGCAGCACATCTAACTTCAAGACGTAAGTTATCTAAAGTATCTTTAGAGTTAATATATGATTGGATTTGTTTATAAACCTTAGACATATATTTTTCATATTCATCAAAGATATCTACATTACCAGAAGTAGAGATACGTAGACAGTATCTGATACTACAGTAATTGAAGTATGCAGTATGAATATATTTAGGTAAAGCAGCTCTAACGTCTTCTTGTACTTCAGTATACATATTACAGAATAGAGCAACAAGAAGTTCATATTCTAGAGCACTTGATAATTTATATGAGATTGCCTTATCCAATAGGACGAATCTATCACGTAGATTCTTTACATTATTAAGCAATTCAGCAATTACATCATATGATTGAGTCTTAGTATAAACTAATAGATTATATAGAGACATATCAGTTGCTTTCAACTTAGTCTCTAATTCATCTATTATTTTACCATAGGCTTCAGAATGACTGAAATCATAATAAGATTGTAAGTCAGATTGGATTGTACTTGGGTCGTACATCTTCTTAGCTAGTGCATTGATTTTATCAGTGATACCGATAGATTTAGCAAACTCATACACTTCGTCTAATAAGAAGATTTTCATTACGACCAACCTCCACAGTTTTGATTATGGCAAGTATTATATTGGCAAGATTGACAACCAAGTTGGCAAGTTGCTTGACATGCTACCTGACAAGAAAGGATACAATAACCAGAACCGTCAAAGTATTTATTCCAGTTACGGTTTAGATAGTTATTGATCTTATTATAGTTTTCGATGATATCAGTAAATTTACGATGAGTTAATAACTCAGTTGCAGCAAATTTAGGAATATCTTCTACATCTGGGATTTCATCTTCAAATAACGTATGTGCATAGTTATAAGCATCCCAGTTAGCTTTGATCAATTTATTGAATTGGTCTAAAGTAAGTTTTTCATCAGTATCAGTTGTATTAATGATACTCATGTCTTCTTTAAATAACTTCTCAGTTATATTTTGACCTTTCATTTCATAATAACGATCAGGAAACATCTGAGGGTTATTACGAACTTTAACAATATCCTTTAATTCGGATACTTGGTATTTCAAACGAGTAGCTAGATAGTTTACCTGATTGATAAACTCTTTGTCTAGCGGTTTTTCTTTATATTCTTCACTAACAGCTGGGTCAGTGTATGAATATTTACCACGATTTGGCATTTGTTTCCTCCAATGTTTAAATTACTTATCTACGATGCTATCTAAGATAGCAGAAGACATAGATAATTGGAAAGTGAAATAGTCATTAAAGCTAGGAATGACATTACCCTTACAATCTAAGTTATTATACATTTCTAAGAATCTATCTAATTTCATCTTAAAGTCTAAGGAAGTAATATCAGATGTCTTAACTTCAGTATCAAAATACTTCTTGAGTTTTAAGTTCTCAATAAGTACGTTTAATTTACGAGATCTAATATTCTCAGCAGTCAATAGTTTATCTCTAAACTTAAGAGCTGCAGGTACTAGAATCTTTTGAATTTTACAGTAGGATTTAGTTGGAGTATAGAAGTCATGATTTTCAGTTAAGTTTTGGAATGGACAACCAGACTTGCAGATAATCTTAGCTACACAGTCTTTACATTCTTCCATTTCAAACTTAGCTTGTTTAGCTTCATCAGAAACTTTAGTTTCATCTACACCAGTTCTCATATTACCAATCTTCATTTCTTTTAAGAATTCAAGATCAGTAGTTGGGAAGTTATGACAAGGATATACATCCATATTCCAGTCAATACATACCCAGTATTTATTACCAATATGACACATCTTTGTATCAGATACTTCAGGTTCCATTGCAGTACCAATAATATCATCAATATGCTTGATATTGATATTACGATTATTATCAGTATCATTCAAGATATCTACATAAAGTTCAAGCATCTTATTATAGTTATCTTCATAATCTTTCAATGCTTCATCAGACCAATCTAAGTCAGATGCAGCGATTGGACAAATATTATTAATGCCAAGATCTAATAGCATCTTAACACTTTCAAACATGTATTTTGCACTCTCTGGAGTTACAGTCATACGTGCTTCAATAAGATGAGTTAGACCACGGTCTACCATCTTCTTAATATTTTTAACTACAGTATCAAATGAACCATTACCAGCATGATCTTTACGATGCATATCATGCATTTCCTTAATACCATCAATAGATACTAAGACAAATACATCATTATCATCAATATAATCAAGCATCTCATCTGTCATTTGCATCATATTAGTTGTAATACCCACTTGAGCATTATAATGCTTTTCGTTGATATGATCAAGAATAGCTTTAACAACTTTCCAATTTACCATTGGCTCGCCACCAAATAGATTATAAGTAAATCTTTGGTTTGGCATATTCAAATTTTTATTATAAGTACGATCAACGATCTCAATAGCAGTATCGACATCCATGTCTTTATCACCTTTGGATCGTTCAAAACAATAATCACAAGCAAGGTTACAACGATTAGTAATAATCATTGTAACCGAGTTTAGATCTTTGTATATTTCTTCAAATTGTTTCATTACGTTATCCTCTATTCTAACTTTAAAATACATATACTACAATGTATTTTGAACCCTAAAAAACTATCTTAGGGCTGCACCAGTCATTTGCCAACCATTGTCTGTATAAATATAGAGCATACGTTGTGCAGTATGATAGAAGAATTCTTTATTATTTTGAGGACTAGTTGGATATTCAGTACCAATAGTAATACGGATACCATTAATACGAATAGCACTATCTGCAGTAGCTGCATGAGTTGCTTCATCTGCAGTTTTAGCATGACCAGCTTCATCAGAGTAACCTGCACGATCAGCACGTAATGCTTTATTTGCTGTATCAGAGTAAGACAAAGCAGATGGTTGGTCTCTTAAGTCATTATAAGAACCACTTGTAGCTACAGCGGCTAAGCCAGTACGGAAGTTATCAAATACAGCTTTATCTAGTTTAGAGTTTAATAGAGTTGTAAGAGATGTATCTGTACCACTAATCATATCTCGAATTGGACCGAGAGCTTTAGATAATTCAGAATCTGTGTAAGATTTAGCATCATCTAATGTTTTATTCCATTTAACACGTTCTGCTGGTGTAATATGACGATCAGCATCGTTAACATGCGAAGTTAAATCAACAGCAAGTGCCTTTGCATTAAGTAGGTCAACAAGACTCGGTGCTAACTCCGCAATGGTAATTTTATTTTCTTCATTAAAAGTTCCCATTATGAACCTCCTTGTAAAGTATTATTTTGAATTATCCTAATGTTCTGGATAGGCGAAAATATGCTTATATACCAACCACATTCTATTAAATAAAGGAGGTACTAGTAATGGCAAAACGTATTGCTAAACAGATTACCAATCCTAAAGATATAGAATTTCTTTTAGGTATTACCGAAGAGGAAGGAACCAAGTTATCCTTTATTATGGAAGTATTTGGTGAATTCAATGGTAAGGTAAGATTTAACACATATGACACATTTATTGTCCCTAAAGGAGCTTATGGTAAAGAAGGTAAGAAGAATAAAGATAGCTTCCTAACTACTGTAGGTATCTGGGTATTCAATAAAGTATTTATAGAAAATGAACTATTCGATCTATATGGATATATTAATGAGCCAATTAATAAGAAGATGGTTGGTAAGATTACAGATAAGATCGGATATGCTGTACTTGAAGAGAAAGTTCCTTTAGATGCATTGAAGAACTTCCTTATGAAAACTCAAAAGTTCATGCCTTATGTATCAGTATTAGCTAATGGTTATTCTATGAAGCTATTGACTATTACTAAAGTAATCAATAAAGCTAAAGCTGACTTGGTTAAGAAATATCGTGATAGATTAGATAAGAATGATCCTGATGCGGTTATTGCTATTCAAGATGAATTACTTAAACTAGCTAAAGAAACTCTTAAAGACGATGTTGGTATTGATACATATAACTCTGGTGCTCGTGGTAGCTTTAGTAATGACTTCAAAAATATGTTTATCATGAAGGGTATCACTAAGAATCCAGATCCTACAAAGGGTTATAATATCATCATGTCTAACTACATTGAAGGTATTGCTAAAGAAGAATATGCTGACTTTGCTAACTCACTAGCAGAAGGTCCTTACTCTCGTTCCAATAAAACAGAAGTTGGTGGTTACTGGGAAAAACTTATGTTGCCAGCATTCCAACATGTTAAAGTTGGTAAGAAAGGATCTGACTGTGGCACTAAACGTACAGTTACAGTTACTTTGAATGATAAGAATATCAAAGAGTATATGTATTGTAATATCAAAGAAGGCAATAAGCTAGTAGAGCTTAATACAGATAACTTAGACAAATATTTAGGTAAGACTGTACAGTTTAGATTTGCATCCATGTGTGAAGCTAAAGATGGTATTATCTGTAATGCATGTGCAGGTAATCTATTCCATAAACTAGGTATTACTAACGTTGGTGCAGCTATGCCTCAAATAGCATCTAAACTTAAATTGATTGCTATGAAAGCATTCCATGATTCTCAAGTTGTTATGACCAAAATGGACCCAGATAAAGCATTTGGGTTTGATAAATAAATAATACCATAATAACAAATTATTAGTATTAAATAGCCTATACCCATCTATCTGGGTATAGGTATTATTTTCTCGAGGGGTGAGTATTAAATGATTATTTATTCTAAGAACCTTTTAAAAAATTTTAAACTCTTACGTGATAATGATATCCAGAAACGTCAAGTTATGATTGTATTAGATATCGATGATAAAACATATACACGCTTATATTCTATTTATCATAAACGTGCTATTACTGAAGCTAAGTATACTAGCAGTAAAGAATGGGTTAAATTATTCAATGAAGGTAATAGTATCTTCAAAATTATGAGTAAGTATCCAGAGATTACTACATTTGCTACTCTAGAACTATACTTTAGAAATCAATTCGTTGCTTTAGAATTGAATGAAACTGTAGAAAAATCTAATGCTAGATTCGTTGAATGGTTAACTGATGAATTCATTACTAAAAATCGTAAACTTAAAGATATTGCATCCGATAATGGATTTACAGTTAGAACTCTAAGATCTGCTTGTGAAAAATTTGGTGTTAAAAGATTCCATATTGAAAATCGTAAACCTGCGGTAAGAGAAGTTCCATATACTACTATTGAGAAATACCCTTGTAACTTCTTGAAGAATCCCGAAAGTGTAGAGTTATTAAATAAAGCATATGCTATTCTAACTGAAACTAACAGTACTAAAGAATTACATGATAAACTTAATGTATCTCCTAGATATGCTAAACGCTTACATAGTGATTATAATATCTTTAAAGCTGATAAGATTCCTTATAGTAAGATTATTAAACTTATCCGAGAAAATCGTCTCACTTTAAGAGAAATCAATGAGCAATTGAAACTTCCTAAACGAGTTCAATTCTATCTCAATAATAATATCTTTGCATCATTGATTCTTAATAAATGCCCAGAAGATATTATGATAGAAGAAAATCGTAGATGTGTATTCCCTTCTATGTGTGGAGACTATACATATATTACTCGCTCTAAAGGTAGACCTAATATTAAATCTATGATCTCTATTTTAACTACAGCTGATCCAGATAACTTCCTTGATGATTTGAAAAAGATTAAAGTTATTATTGAAAATAAAGATCGTGATACAATTCTATCTGAACTCGGTTGTACTGAAGATGAATTAAAATCTCTTATGACTAAATATTATATAGATGAATATGTGGAAGGAGGAAATAATTAATGACAAGTATTAACAATCAAGTTTTGAAACTCTATACAGATGGAGTTTTATTAGAAGATATTCATAAAACTTTGAAGCTTCCAGTTAAAAGTATTGTGGATATCATTTTCAATGCAAGATCTAAATCTGCAAGCAATAATGTGAAATGTAAGAAAACCAACTGGTATGTCTATTTATGTGAGTTCCTATATGAAGGTAAATCACTTAAAGATATTGTAGTTGGTAGATCTATTACGATCGATGAATGTATTGAAATGATTTGTAATGTGATCAAAATGGATACAGTTCCTAAAGGTACTCGTGAAGATGTATTAGAAAAAATCTCTAAGGAGACTGGCGAATCTCCTAGTGATATTGCTAAACGTTTTGATGTACCTTATGCTAAAACTTTTGCGACTACTATTAAGAAACTCTGGAGATAACTGATATGGAATTGAATATAAGAACTACACAACCAATTGATACCGAATATGAATTTCAAACTAGATTAGAAATACTAGATTTGGATAAAGAACGTGAGAAAGGTATCGTATATGGTAGAGATTTCTTCATTAGAGATTCTCAGGCTATTAAAAAAGATATTAAATCTGATTCATCTATCTTCTCTAGTAAATATGGTGCATCTATCTTAGACCAAGATGCATTTAAAGATAGATATAGATGTCGTTGTGGTCATCTTAGAGGTGCATTATATAATGGTGAAGAATGTCCTACATGCCATGAGAAAGTTAAATATGTAGATGATGACTTTGGTATCTTTGGATGGATTGTATTGAGTGATAAATACTATGTAATCCATCCAAATCTATATGAAGTACTTAAAAGCTTCATTGGTGCTAAAAAGCTAAATGCTATTATCAAATATGATAAAGAAGCAAATGAAGATGGCTTTGTAGAAGATAATAAACCGATTAAAGAAGATCAACCTTTTGTTGGTATTGGTATGATGGAGTTTGCAGAACGTCTCGATGAAATTCTAGAATTCTATCATAATAAGACTAAGAGTAATCCTAAGAAGGTTGACTTATATAACCACTTGATGAAACACCGTGAGAAGATTCTAACTCATAGTATTCCAGTATATACATTATTCTTACGTATGGTAAATGTAGTTGGCGATCAATTTACATTTACTAAAAATAATAAGTGGTATAATAATATCGCTCGTAATGTATGCTTCGTTAATGATGAATCTATGGAAGTATATCGTAGAGTAAAAACTAAGAATGATATCTTATATGATATTCAAATGAGTATTGAAGAAGTATATAGTGTTATTCTTAATGATATGCGTGGTAAGAAAGGTGCGATCCGTTCAGTAATGGCTGGTCGTTATAACTTTACTGCACGTGATGTAATCAAGCCAGATGAAACTTTAAGAATTGATGAAATTAGATTACCTTATGTAGCATTGGTTATTCTCTTAGAGCAAACTATTATAAACTTCTTAGTTAAGTCTCTAAGTCTATCTTATACTGATGCTTATAAGAGATGGTTTAAATCTCAAATAGTTAAAGATCCATTCATCTTAAATATCATCAAGAATATCATTAACTCTAAAGAACGTGGTATTGCATTTATCATCAATCGTAACCCATCTATCAACCATGGGTCATTGTTACAAATGTATTGTGTTGGGGTTAATGAAGATGACTTCACTATGTCTGTACCATTACAAATCCTTAAGATGTTAGGTGCAGACTTTGATGGTGACTGTATGAATATTATGTATATCATCAATAAAGAATTCGAGGCTAGAGCTTGTAAAGTTCTTAATCCACGTAATGCTATGATGATATCTCGTAATGATGGTAAGTTTAACTCTGCAGTTAACCATTTTAAAGATACTTATGTAAATCTAAACAGTCTTATCTATGTAGCTCGTGATGCTTATAGTGAGTCTGAACTAGATAATATACGTAATTTGCAAGCTATGAAATAGTATCATCCTCTGGTTATATATTATAACCCTGAAGGAGGATGATATAATATGGTTCCTACGAATCAGAGATGGGCATTCATATTCGAACGTCCACCAGACAACCAAGGAGTTAGAGCTAACGGGTCGGCTCAACTCCTAATAAATGTGGTGAATGGCATAATAAGACCATTCACCATACTTGACTCGGAAATAGAAGATCATCTAATAACCTATAGGCTAATACCTGATGAAGGTTATAAAGATGATCCAGAGCTAGAAACTGAACTGATGCCAATAAGTGATAATCAGTTCGGTTGCATTATTATCGAGGAGGTGACCGACATGGGTGGTACATTCGGCAGTCTTCGATAATAATAAAATATCATAATGTAAATAACGAGGAAGGCTTTAATAGCCTTCCTCAACATTATGATAATATTTTTTTGTAAATAAAGGGGTGAATTGATTGAGAAAAAACTATTACATCCCAGCTCCTGTATCGGCTGATGAAAAAGGTAATGTACCTATACTAATAGAAGAGACTCTAGGAGATGATCCTGGGAATGGCTCTAGAATAAAAGATGGTAATAAACAACTTGAAAATAATGATAAAGTAGATAAATCTGAGTTATTCGGTGATGGTCATGAACGTGTACTAAATACTGATGACTGGGTGGATGTAGAGATTGGTAGTAAGATTGATAAGCAATTATTGAAAAATCTCTGTGTTCCTAGCACAAGTCATACTTATTCTGTAGCTGTAGAGTTCTTTAAGAATTGGATTCTGAGTAAGTTTGATAAGACTTACTTTAAGACAGTATATATAGATGGCAAGCATCTATTTGATGAGTTTGCTAATATTAATGAACGTGAACTTATTAAACGTGGTAAGCCAGCTATTGCTATTATTCCTAACATTGATATCGATTATAACCGTGAAGGTATAGATATCGGTCTACATGATTTGAACTACTATGCTAGAACGTTTAACTATAGAGATACATTCTTTAAAGATTTAACTAATGATCTATATCTTGGAGTATCATTTGACCAATTATTATTCCAATTTCAAATTAAGATCAAAGTAAATACTAAAGCTAAACAATTAGACTTAGTAAGATACTTAAAGATGGCTTATAAGATTGGTGCTACAAGTGGTTACTATACTGATATGGATGTACATGTACCATATGATATGCTATTTGATTTAGCTGATAAAGTTGGTTTTGAAGTAGATTATGATAAGAAGCTAATCAAAGAGCCATTTAAGTTCTTGGCTTATTTAAATAGACATTCTGAAGTTCCATTCATATATAAACTACGTAATATGAATTCCAAATGTGAGTTCTTCTTACGTGCTTCAAATATGTATGTACATCTTAGAGTACCAGATATCAATATAGATGATGGTGAAAGACAAAACCAAGTAAGTTCTAATTACTACATTGAATTCAGTGCTGAGATGAGATTCCCAGCTCCTAAAATATACTGCTACTTCACTATGCATAAGAGTGAATTCTTACGATTTAATCTTGATGGTGAAAGTAGAACTTATATGGTTAACTTCTCTAATATCCCAGCTACTAATGAGAAAGCATGGGATCAATTCATTAATGTACCATATGAAGAAGAAGATAAGTCTAAACCATTAACTATTAACTTTAAAGAGATATTTGAGAAAGATATCAATATCATGAGAGTTATCAATGCTTGTAATAAGGCATTCATATCTCCATCAGTATTCTTAGACTTCAAGATATTCAATAATAATGAAGAATATCTATACGATATAGACTGGGAGAATATGTCATTAACTACTAGAAGACCAGTTGAGCATATCTTATCTAACTTTGTAGTATATTTGAATAAAGAGTTCTTTAATGATTCTATAACTACCATGGATAATGCTATGAAGAAACGTATTCAAGATACTAAAGTAACTGATAATAACTCTGGTATAGATCCTTATGCAAGATAAAATATTCCCATAGGAGTTGAACTCCTATGGGGATTTATTTTTTTTAGTTATAATAAGTTAGAGTATAGTCGAATTCGATATTCTTACCTGCACCAGAGCAGTATACAATAACTAAAGTATTGGTTTTCTTAACCCATACTTCACCTAGACCACCATTTGGATTTACTGTTGGAGTAATAGATACACCAAAGGAAGTATTACCAAATTCATGTCTAATAATAGTACCATCAGTACCATTAAAGATACCAGTACCAACTAAGAATGCAGACATATCTTTCTTAAGAGAAAGCTGTTCACGTTCTTGGTCTGTAATGAATCTATTGTTAGGATCTTGAGCAATGATAGATGGTGGTAACGTTGTAGGAAGATGATAGTTATTAGCTCCTTCTTCAATGGAGTCTAATTTAGCTTTATCTTCTTTAGTTAACAAACCATCTCTTTCACCACTAGCAGATAGACCAGTAGCTTTATTATTCCATGCTAAGATTTGTTCATCAGTTACGAAACGATGAGTTGGATCTTGAGCAATAATTGTAGCTTCATGAGTATCTGGATGAACGTAATAGTTTGCATTAGTCTCAATGGTATTCATTTTAATCTTATCATAATGACTCATGATACCATCAAGAGTTTCTGTTGCAATATTACGACTAGCCTTATTAGACCAATCAGCTCTTTCTTTATCAGTAATGAAACGATGATCTTCATCTTGTTTAATAAGAATTGGATCAATATGATCTGGCATACTAAAGTTAGTTGCACCAGCTTCAATAGAATCCAATTTATATTTATCTTCTTTAGATAATAGACCATTATACTGATAAGTAGCAATTCTATCTTCAGCTTTAGCTGTCCAGAATGCTTTTTCTCTATCAGTTACGTGTCTAATATTAGCATTGTCAGGATGAACGTAATGATTAGCATTAGGTTCAATAGTATCTAACTTAGCTTTATCTTCTTTAGCCATCTTACCATCTACTGCTACAGTAGCAAGTGGAATGGAGTTAGCTGAGATAGGGATCCAATCATTACCATCATAGCGATAAGTAATATTATCTTCATTACAAGTTACAGTCCAACCCTTTTGTGGAGATGGATATTTAGAAATCAATTCTGTGAAAGTTTCTACAGATTCTTTCCAGATATTATCATACTCTAATTGAGAGAACTTGTTATCGATCTCTTCTTTAGTGTATTTATTATTCCAGCTAAGACGGTCATTATTGGAAACATGCATTTGCTTGTCTCCAATATGACGATTAACTATAGTTAATACAACGTTTACTTTTTGTTGTGCACCTTCTTGGGTTTCTTTGTTATTCCAAGAAGCTTTATCTACTGCTGATACGTGAATATTTTCATTATCAATATGAGCATCGATAATTTGCTTAGCTTGAGTAATAGTTTCTTTCTCTTTTTGAGTAATATGAATCTTAGTATTACTCAAGTGGTCTAATACGTTCTTATTATTAGCAACGATATTAGATAGATTGTTAAAATCAATACCAGTACCTTTGACTTTATAGCCATCGGTACCAGCAAATGCTACTAACTCATCAACGACAGAATCTTCATTGATATTTTTAAGACGTCGTAGTATATCTGGTTTTGCCACTACTATATCCTCCTTTATTGTTTTAATGCAGAGATAGCCAACATAGCAGCAGATGTATGCTTAGCAGCTTCTGACATCTTGTTCATTTTATAACGTAAATCAGCATCTTCAAATTTAGATACATAATCATATTCGGCAACTATGAAACCTAAAAGCTCACCGCTATTATATTCAAATATACCACTGAAGATACATGTTTTATCTTGTTCATCAAAGAATAATTTGGAAATGAAGGCATCAATTTTATTCTCATTTTTATAGATAACAAAGTTGTGTTTCTTAAGAAGATCTACAACTAGTTCTTCCATAAATCCTATAGGTATATCTTTATGCATTTTAATCAAATGATATTTAGCTAATCCATCTTTATCTACCTCACAGATGCAAGATGCTTTTAAAAATGGAATATTGTTTAAGGAATGAGTACCATTATGGAATAAATAGAACTCAACTCTATCCGCATCTACGTCTTCTAATATTTCTTTTACATTATGCTTAAGACTATCACTAATTCTTAAGAATATTTCAACTATATTCTTTTCTTTCGTAGTAGGTTTGTCTCCTCGCATTCTAGCTAATTCTTCTTCTAAGTATCTAATTCTATCATCATTATTACCATTGGATTGATTGTTATTATTAGCACTCATAGCCTTAGCTAGATATATTAAGAGTACAATAAGAAGTACAATAATTAAAAGAAAAGCGACTAGACCAAAAACAAATGGACCAAACTCATTTATCATTCTTCCTAAACTTTGAAAAATTTCGTGTACTTCGGAAAGCATTTGGACCTAATCACCACCCCTACTAAATAATTGCCTTAAAGTAACTATTCATATGTTAAAAATTACTTAAGAGCTTTATTTATGAGGTAAGCAGTACCAGTAAGTGCTACAGCACCACCGACAAATTTCATAGTTTTGTTTTCATGTTTAACTTTCTTAAGTTCATCATTTAACTCACGTTGTTTATCTTCCATAGATAATTGATAAGCAGCGATTTGACGATCTGCTACTTTAGTTACATCGATAGTTAATTCATGAGCTTGATTAACTTTAACTGTACCATCTTTATCTGTAGTATGAGATGTTGTTGTTTGCATTGGTACATCATAAGTTTGATCATTATATTTAATTCTAGCAACTGGTGCTTGATCTTGAATATCTACATCAGCATCATCTGGAGATTCTTTTTGTACATAACGAATCTCTGTTTGATTATTATTAACTACACGTTCAGTTACTGGTTTATTTTTCTTAAGTTCTTCTACTGCATTCTTAACAATACGAATTTCATCGGCTAATTCTACATCAGATACAGTAGCTCTAAGATCTGCTATTTTTTCATTTGCTGCATCAACTTGGTCTTTCATGATCTTATATGTAACAAAACCACCAATAGCCATAGATGTAATAAAGAATAGCACTACGAAAATAATAGGTTTCTTATAATTTTTAAAATTTTCTATTAAAGTATTTTTAAAATTTTCTAAACTAGCTTTCATATAATTCTCCCATAATTATTAAGCAATACGTTCCCACATATTAACTGATATATACGGAGGTAAATTATTATGTGCAACCGCATTACCAGTTTCTTGGGTTTCAAAATCTAAATCAAATTGTGCGCTACCAGCATTGATAGAAGCACCATTAATTGGTACAGCCCTAGATGTAAATGTATTATACTTTTGATCTGATGGGATATCCCATGCACCACTACCGCCGTTGGAACCATTCCATCCAGTTAACTTAAAGTCAGGTGGAGCATCTACATGTATTTTTTCTTTATTAGGTCGTGTGATTTGAACACCATTATTATTTTCCGTAGTACCAGTAGCATGATAATGGTCTTGCATCATATTAGATGTATCTACTTGAATACCAGATTTTCTAACTCTATGACTATGAGCTGGTAATTCTCTAGTAGTTAATATATGATCTTTTTCACCACCAGTAGATCTTAATGGATAATCTACACCAGAGCTTATAAGCATTTTACCTGTACTTACTTTTCTCCATTCACCGCCACCTAAGATAGTAGATGGATCTAATGTAGAGAAAGTTAAATAAATACTACCAATAGGATATGCTTTATTTAAGATTTGTTTAGCTACATAATCTTCTAATAACTTAATAGTTACAGGACTATTAGCATTACCACCTATAGTTACATCAGGTACTTTAACTATACCAGTAAATGTAGGGCTATCTGCTTTAGCATAATAAGATGGTAGCATACCACCAAGCTTTTCTGCATTATCTACATTAACATTTAATCTATTAGGATTATCACCATAGATTACATGACCATGCTCATTAACTGTAACTCTAATATAAGACCCTGCATTAACCCCACTTGTAGGATGCTTATAGTTATTAGCAAAGTTATCAATCTTATCTAACTTAAACTTATCTTCAACACTCATTAGACCAGCTACTTGTTCAGTTGCAGGTTTAATTCCGTCTAAGATAGTATTCCAACGATTACGCTCTTCAGCTGTAATATGCTTAACATCATCTTGAATATGAGCATATGATAAATCAATCTTCTCATTAAGCAAGGAGTTAAGTTCTTTATTGGTAATTTTGTCTAGTTGTTTATCATAACTAACACCGCTTCTACTAGAAAAAGAAACGGCTAATTTACTAGTTGCCATACTTCCTCCTTACTAACATACTTGATTTTTATATTCCCAAGTATCACCTTTACCGGATCTCATTATACATTGGTTATCAAAAAGAATAAATTCATAAGCTGGTTCATCTTCATCTGCACGCAAACCAAATACTGTAGCATATTCGGTAGTTGTATCCATATTTAATCCAAGTACAGATATTTTACGTTTACCGATAAACTTAAAGAAATTAGAGTAGTCATTTGGTTTAGTTGGTTTCTCAGTATCATCATTCAATGCTTTTAAGAATAAACCAACTTCAGCAAATACTGAATTCCATTTCTTAACTGGATCATATGCATTCAAACAATTGTTAGGACCAATCCAGAATTTCTTTTGATCTTTCTCTTCTGGATCGTTCTCTTGTTTTACATATGGAGATTGAGCTTTAATATAACCAATATTAGCAATTTGATCATCTTCAGCATCTAGTTTAGGCATAGGCGCTTTAGGAGTACCAAAGAATGTTGGAGAAGTTAACTTAGCATAAGAGTCAGCTGGTACATTACCAAGACGATCTGCATTATCTGCAGTTGTATTAATCTTAGTTGGATTACGACCAGCGATTACATGACCTTGTTGATCTACTTCTACTTGCAAATATAGTCCAGGTGTAACTGCAGAGTTTGGATGTACATAATGATTTGCTTCAGCTTCAATACCAGCAAGTTTTAGTTTTTCTTCTGGTGACATAAAGCCTTTAGTGTGTTCATCTGCCAACGGTAAATCAGTTACTTTATTCCATCTATCTTTGTCTTCTTGAGTTACATGAATAACTTCATTTTGCGTATGAGCAAGATTCTGCTTTATAATATTCTGAAGAGATAAAGATAGTTCTTTAAAGCCAATTTTATCTAATTCGTAGTTATAAGGCATACATTAACCTCCTTTATTTGTATTACGTTTATGTTCAAAATAGGGCTCCAATGAGTTCTGAGACCCATTGGAGCATAAGGTTATTCGCCTTCAGGAATTAATGCAAGAGCATCTTCACATTCACTTTGGAAACGATCAAGTAAAGCTTGACGACTAGCAGATTGGTTCCATTCATAAGAAGAGCATACACCAAGATAGATTGCTTTAATCATAGCTCTGTCAATATTCTTACCATCTACATAAGACATAGTTGGATATCCAAGATAATCAAGAGCATCCATCCACATTTCTTCGATATTACCGATACCATATTGAATAGCACGAGAGAATACTACTTGTTTCATAACTTCATGATGGTTTTCAATATTATATCCAATTCTACGAAGAATAGCAATTGCAGGATCATAGTAATGCTCAAGTACATATTTATCTTGAGCTTCTTCGAAATCTTTAGCATTATCAGAGTTAGCTAACCATTTCCATGCTGCATCAAATTCAGCACCAGTTAAAGGATGTTTAGCTAATTCAGCCCCAAACCAATAACCTTTTTCTTGTAGCCAGTCTACAAATTCATCTAAAGAACCTGCATTACTGGAGAATTGGTAAGTGCCATAAGATTTCCCGCCTGGGTCTCCCCAACCACTGGAAATAGTACCAATACCAGCACCACCAGATTCATACTTTTCGGATAATTCACCGATCTTCATAATTTAATTCCTCCTTACATTTCTTTAAGTGGCTTATGAATCTTCTTTGGTCTAGAAGAATTAGCCATTTCAATAACATCATCTGCAGCTTTACTATTAACAGGCACCTCTACAA